TACAGTTAATAGGTGCTGATGAGTTTAAGAAAAGCGGTGTAGGAACTAATCCTGTTGGTGTGGTATTCTCTGAATTTTCAATAACAGACCCAGAAGCGTGGAGATATGTATCACCTATTTTAGCGGTTAATGGTGGTTGGGCGGTATTTAACTTTACTCCTCGTGGTCAAAATCACGCTTGGCAATTATTACAACAAGCCAAAGACAATGAAAACTGGTTCACAGAAATTCTAACAATAAACGAAACTAAGGTTTTATCTGATGAAGCGTTAGAAGAAGAAAGAAAAATGAACCCACAGGATATTATAGACCAAGAATATTACTGCAAATTTATAGAAGGTGCTGGTGCTTTCTTTAAAAGAATACACGAATGTGTTTATGAAGCTACTGATAAAGAAGAGGTTAATCACAAATACCAAATAGGTTTAGACCTTGCTAAGACAATGGACTATACAGTGATAACCCCGTTTGACCTGACAACTTTTAAAGTATTAAAACAAGACCGATTTAATCAAATAGATTACAATTTACAAAAAGCAAAAATAGAAGCGTCTTACCTGAGATTTTTTAAGCCTTTGATAAATATGGATAGCACAGGGGTAGGAGAGCCTATTTATGATGATTTATGGCAGAAAGGTATAAGAGTAAACCCCTATAAGTTTACTGAAACAAGCCGAAGAGATTTATTGGTTAATTTACAGCTATTATTAGAGCAAGGAAAGATAAAGATACCAAACGACCCGATTTTAATAAGCGAATTACAAAGTTTTAGATACGAAGTAAATGATAAGGGTAGAACAAGGATAGCAGTGCCTGAAGGGTTGCACGATGATACGGTATTTAGCCTTGCTCTTGCAGTATGGCAAATACCACAAAATCCAACTGGTATCCATACGCCATTATCTCATTTACTAAGTAGAGATTTAAAAGATTTACAAGTTAAAACAACTTCTTATGAATAAACGATATAGTTACAAAGATAAGTTTATGGAGGTTAAAGATATAGAAGAAGGAGAAGAAAGATACGCTGACGAAGGTGTTTATAGACAATGGATGGTAAATTATCCTGAGAATTATGATTCTTATGACGAATATAACGATTTAGTCAAAGGTTATTGGGACAAAAAGAACCCAAGACCAAAACCTTTTAAAAGCAAACTAAGAAAAGAGGATATAAAAATAGAAATCTATGAATAAAACAGGATTTAGTTTATTTGGACAATTACAAAAAGAACTTACAGAGTTTTTTCAAGATAAGATAAAAATTGCTGGTGTTCAATCAGAAAACCCAATGGTTAGTTCCGTTGGTTTTGAGTTTTCTCAATGGGAAACTCTTAACACTGTAGAGCTTTACTATAACTCTAAGTTTGAAAGCGGTGAGTTAGATAGCGAAGGACAACGCAAAGTATTTTTAAATATTTCTCAATTCAAAGCTGATGTAGCTTCTAAACAGGTAGATTTGGATGTTAAAGACTTTGTATTTGTTCCGGAAGCTCCTGATAGTGAATGGGGTTCGTTTTTTCTTAATAGAAAGTTTCGCCAGTGGGCTAAAAAGAATTACTTTGGCAAACTTATCAATGAGATAGTTAATGACTATCCAAAGTATGGCACAGCGGTAATGAAAAAAGTTGGTAAAGAGCTACAAAGAGTTCCTTTAATGACTTTAAGAAACGAACAATCAGCCAAAGACTTACAGTGTGCTAAATATGTTATAGAAGAACATAAAGATTGGACTTATGCCGATTTAGAGAAAATGAAAGAATGGGACTTAAAAGATATTAAAGTAGATTGGGATGAAAAATTCACTGTGTATGAACGCTATGGTAGAGTTCCGCTTGATTGGTATAAAAAACAAAAAGGAATGAAAGTTGATGACGGAGATGAAATGAAATCTATTGACACAATGTCTATCATAGTTCCGACCTTAAATGAGAAAGGCGAGATAGACGGAGGCAATATGCTGTTCTTAGAAGAAATAGACGAAAGACCTTATCAAGAAGTTCACTGGAAGAAAATAGACGGAAGATGGTTGGGTGTTGGTGAAATAGAAAACCAATTTGAAAACCAAATCTTCCGTAATATGATTACTAACTTACGCAGACGAGGTTTGCTATGGGCTGGTAAAAAAGTATTCCAATCAACTGACACCGAGATTGCTAAAAACCTTGTTAGAGATGTAAAAGACGGTCAAGTATTAAAGATAATGCCTAATGGAAACATAACACAAGTAAATACAACTACACAGAGCCTTGCAGAATTTCAACAAGCAACCCAAGAGATTGACGAGAACTCTAACCAAAAATCATTTACCTTTGAAGTGGCCACTGGTGAAGCTATGCCTAGCGGAACTCCTTTCAGACTTGGTGTAGTAATGAGCAACGCTGTTAATGCCCACTTTGCTTTGAAGAGAGAAAATCTTGGATTGTTCTTTGAAAGCGTAGTCTATGAACAACTTTTCCCTATATTCAAGAAAGAGAATAGCAAAGCTGAAACGATGATGATACCTATGAGAGAAGAAGGAGTTAACGCTTTAATGGAACAGGTTGTAAAGATAGAAGTATGGAACAACTTTGTTGAAGCTATGTTAAGCGGACAAATTCCTGATGTCCCAAAGATAGAAGAAGATGTTAGAAATCAATTAAAAGAACGCAGATATCAAGGTGTAAATTTGCCTGAGAAGTTATGGGACACATTAAAAGTTAGCACACAACTTGTCATTACAGGTGAAAGTGTAAACCTTGAAAAGAGATTAGAAACCTTGACTAACCTTTACAACACTTTATCCCAAACAAATCCACAGGCTGCCGAGAAAGTGCTTGGAAAGATATTGGCTCTTACAGGAGAGAATTATGACACACTTGCTGGGGTTAAACCTGCTAACCAACAAATGAACCAAATGTTACGAGGAACAGGAATGCCACAAGGCGGAGGACAACTTGCTGGACAACCAAAAGAAGATGCCTTAATGGGACAAATAACTAACGCTGTATGATAGACATTAAATCATTATCCGCTACTTTAAAAGGAACTCAATTTTATGACTTTTTAGAAGATGTAAAACTAAATGTAGCTGATATAAGACGACCTATAAACATAAAACCTGAAATAGAAATAGAAGTTAGAAAAGCTGTTTGTGAAGTAATAGACGATATGATTATTCAAAGATTAAAGACAGCAGACGAACCGACAGAAAAGGCAGAAGATAATTGGCAATAAAAAACTGGGTTATCGCCACCCTCCAAAAGCGTATCAGGTTATAGGCAACCTTTTAAAATGCCAATTTTGCACTAACGCTATGTTAGACGAGAATAACATCTCACACGAGGAGCAGGATACCTCTAACGAACCTGAACAAGAACTTGAACTTGACCTCACTGAGGAAGAAATACAAGACATCTCCAATACTCCAAAGGCTGAAGGAGAAACGGAAGATGTAGAAGCTCTAAAAGCTAAATTGGCTGAATTAGAGCATAAAAATAAACAGCTTTATGCAAGACTCAAAAAAGAGCCTGAAAAAGCTGAAAAGAAGCCATCTTATTCACAGCCCGTAGAGGACTCTGACTGGAAACAGAAAATAGAATTTATTACAACCAAAGGAAGAAATCTTGATGCCGAAGATGTAGACGAGGTTATCGCTTACGCTAAAGGTAAAGGAATTTCTTACGAGGAGGCTTTAAATAGTCAGGTAATAAAAGCTCATTTAAAAGTTAAACAGCACAGAGCAAAAATAGCAAACGCTACTCCTCCAAGTTCTTCAAAATCTACGATGGTAAATGGCAAGACTTGGTCGCAAATGAACGAACAAGAACGAGCCGCTAATTTCCACAAAATGATGAAGAGATAGGGCATAATATATTCTTATGGCTCTCTCAACAGACCCATTTGACTCAACAGAATTGGTTGCTACTATACCAGAGATATGGACTCCTTTGGTAAACGAAGCATTCTTTGACAAAACAGTTTTGGCAGATTTTATCACCGACCTTAGCTCCTATGCTACTGGCGGTGGAGATATCTTCCACGTCCCAGATTTATTCACCAACATTTTCACAGCTTCCACACAAACTACTCAAACTACGGAAGTTACAACTCAAGCTCCTGCCCAAATTGATGTGTATCTAACTATTGATACTCACAAATATGTGGCTTTCTTGATTGGTGATATGGATTTGCAATTGGTTGCTCAGAAATATGATATTAACAGCAAATATGCTAAAGAAGCTGCTGGCGTTCTCGCTACTGCTTTGGAAGGCTCAATCGCTGCTTTGTGGTCTGGTCTTTCTACCAACACTATCGGCGATACTGCTACTATCGTAACTGATGCAGAAATTCGCCAAGCTATCAACAAACTTGACAGCTTGAACTATGACCTTAATGAATGTGCGTTCTTTTTCCATCCGTTAGCCATTTAATAACATGCGGATGTAAAATCTTCTCTAATTGACTTGGAAGCCCCTATGGGGGGCGACAGGGCGGAAGGCGAAAGCCACCGTGAACGACTAAACGAGAGGACACCTCAAAAGGTGATGTGATAGTCTGAACAGGAGAAATAAATAAAACTCCTGACGATAACAGAAATGTTTATCGCACCTTGACAAATAAGTATCGTTCCACTATAATAAAGGTAGGACTAAATAAATAACCTAAATTATATGGAACAAATTGATTATGAATTAAGTGGCTTTTTTTATGGAGATGGGTGTTGTCAAATAATTCGTCAAAAAAGACGAAGAAAGTATAAAGACAAGACCTATGAATTTATAAATTATGTGCCACGAATATCAGTATCTCAACGAGATGATAACTTACCAGCTTTAATAGCAATACAAAAAAGATATGGTGGTTTTATCTCAAAAAATTCTTTAATGAGTAAAGTGTCAAATCCTGTATCTTATTGGACTTTACAAAGTTTTGAAGGAGTTAAGAGAATAACTGATATAATGAAGAAAACAAAAGTGCCATTTGTAAAAGTAAAGGCAGTAAAAGCCTTAAATGATTTTGTAACTTGGAGATTAAAAATAGGATTTAGAAAATTTACAAAAGAAGAAATAAAAAAAATAGAAAAATGGCACGAGATAGTTCATAAAGCAAATACTTATTCAAGGGAGTAACAAAGGCAATGATGTTTATTGGAACCAGATTTTCTCAATTGCTAAGTTTTATACTTCAGCAACATTGGGTAACGCCAATCAAGCAGGTCCTGTAATGACTGGTAATTTTAACAGCTCAGCTACCAAATCTAACTATAAAGGTATGTTGTATGGCATTCCTATGTATACTTCTACCAATATCGTTTCTGGTTTGGCTACCTATCGCAACTTGTTGTTACACAAATCTGCGTTCGGTATGGCTTTGAGAACTATGGGAGCTAACAAAGTTCGTGTTCAATCACAAAACTGGTTAGCTAACATCGCTTTATTGACTGTTGTAGACATTATCTATGGCGTTAAAGTATTGCGTGAACCAGGTGCTGTTCTTATTAACTCCAGCAACGCTTTTATAGGTTCATAGTTTAACGGAAGTTAATTATTAAACTCCTAACGGAGATTAAGATTGTTTCTCGGCTCTTGTGCCTTTATGCAAGAGCTGAGAGCATAAAGGAAATAATCTTATGGATTTTACAGAACAACCTAAAAATTCTTTAGTTAATTTGAACCAAAAAACTCAAGAGATGCAGATTAAAAAAACCTACTTTTATGAAATGCCAAGCGGTAGAATAGAACCAGTTGAAGAAAAAGAAGCGTGGGAACTACACAAAAAAGGTTTTAAACAAATAGGAGTTTCAGATGGTTCTAAATACGCCCTTGCGTTAAAAGAAAGTCGCCAGATATTCCAACTACAGGGCATAGAAATGGCACAAGAAAGATTAAGAAAAGGTTTTGAAGAAGAGTTGGAAATAGCCAAAGGACATTACGAAACCCCACCCAGAAATGATATATTTGGCAATGGCAAAGCTGAATTAAACCAAATGATAGGTAAATTCAAATAATATGTTTACTAAAGAGCAAATAAACGACGAGCTGATGAGAATACAACAAACAATTCCAGCTTGTTATCTAAAGAATGTATTAAAGAATAAAAAACTAAGCCCAACAGTTAAAAAAGTAGTAAGCGAAGCGGTCAAGGACACAAGTATCCCTGAGGAAAAAAGGAAAGAATATCAAATATTACTTGATAGCGGAGAACTTGATAAGACAGAGATAGTAGAAAATAAATCAGTAGTTAAAAAGATAAACGCTTGGGTAGATAAGAAAATAGCCGAGTCAATTAAAGAGGGACGGCTACCTAATAAAGAAGAATTAAATAAAATTTTATATGAAAACAAGAAAACAACAAATTAGTGAGATGATTGGCGGGCTTGAAGACGATTTGACAAAACAACAGGTAGTAAAAGATTTTAAAGAATATTTATTTACTAATGACGAGAAATTTAAAGGAAATCTGGAAGCTGAAAAGGATTTGAAAGCATCTGAAATGGCAATATACAGAACAGAAACGATGTTAAAATGGCTTAATGATGAGTTGTTAAGAATTGAATAGTATGAGAATTATAGGCATAGGTGTTGCAGGGAACGGAGAAGCCGACCGCTATATGAGAGCTACAATGGAAGAGTTTAAACGCCTATGTGATGATGTGATAATAGCAACCTGTAATGCTGATAAAAAAACAATAAAACTAATTGAAGAATACGGCTTTTGGCATTATGAAGATAACAGGGAATGGGGAAAAGAACAGCCAAATATTAAAACTGACCTGTTAAGGAGGGCAGGTAAGCTACGACCTGATTGGATAATAGCCCTTGATATGGACGAGGTATTTGCTCCTGAGTTTACCCGAGAAGAAGCCGAAAGATTAGCCAGTTTAAAAGAGATAGCTTATTACTTTTTAATAGTTAATCTCTACAATGACAGAGAACATTTCTATCACGGAGTAGGGATACAAAGGTTTTGGAATGTTCGGTTCTTTAAATATCTAAGTGGATATACAGAATATCAAAGAAAGAATTTACATTGTGGTTTAGCACCACCAATATACTATAATTGGGGTTGGCACGCTCCGTATTATGTAGAACATTACGGACTGATGACTAAAGACGACAGAATGAAAAAAGCCGAAAGATACGCCAAATATGACCCAAAGGCTAAGTTTAAATCTCAAGATTACTATGATGATTTAATAGCTGATTACGAACCAATGAATTTTGATAAAAAAGGTTTATTAAATAAATTAAAAGAAAGTCCAGAAACTAAAATAAGAAATTTGGATATAAACAAAAAAATATGAACTATGTATATGTAAAAAGGTTAAAAGACGGTGCGGTTATGGATATACCAGAAGCTCACCTTGAAGATACTTTAAAACAAGGGTTTGAATTAGTAAGAACTATTGAACCTTTATATGAAAACGCTACTGTTGAACCACCTAAAGTAGAAAATCCGTTTGAATGTCCTATTTGTGGCTTTATTGCTAAAAGTGAGTTTGGTTTAAAAACACATAAACGCAAACACTATGCAGATAATAAAGAATAATGGGCTGGATATAATAGATTTTAGAGAAGGAAAAGAAAACACCTGGGAAATCTTTGACATAAAGGTAACAAGTGCAAGAAGAAAAGGAATAGGCTCATCGCTGGTAAAAGAAATGATTGAAACTGTAAATCCAAGAATAGTTTATGCCTTTACAAGAGAAAAAAATGAGTTAGCCAGAGCTTTTTATAAAGCATTAAATTTTAAAGAAATTTTAATACCAAATTTTTACGAAGAGGGCAATGCGATAATGGTAATTTATGAAAATAGTTTATATCGCAAAATTTAGAGAGATTTGGAACGAGGAAATTATAGCTACAGCGTTTGAAGATAATGGCGTTGAAGTTATCCGTATGGAAGATAGCGGGATAACCAACGCACAGTATCTTGAAAAGATAAAAGAAGTTAAACCTGATTTTGTATTGTTTGCTAAGTGTTCAGTAATGGGCAACGGCAAAGAGTTAATACAGTCAATAAAAGACTTAGGGATTAAAACAGTTAGCTGGACTTTTGACTTATTGATAGGACACCCACCGAGAGAGCATATTGTAGATAGTCTTGATTGGCTTAAATGCGATTATAATTTTCTAACAGACGGAGGACACGAACAAGAATATAAAAATCACGGGATAAATAAGATTACACTAAGACAAGGAATACCTGAAAAATACTGTTATATAGCCGAGCCTGACGAGAAATATAAGCACGATATAGTATTTGTTGGGACACATAACCCGACTTATCCATATAGGCAAAGAACAATGAGATTTCTAAAAGAAACTTACGGGGATAGGTTTAAATGGTATGGATTTGATGACGCTTATGAGATTAGAGGTGATGAACTTAATAAACTATGTGCCAGTGCTAAGATAATGATAGGCGATAGTATGTTTGCTGAAAATTACTGGTCAAATAGGATATACGAGTTAGTTGGCAGAGGTGCTTTCTTGATAACACCAAACATAGAAGGGCTTGATAAAGAATTTGAGTATTATAAAGAAATTGTGCCGTATAATATAGCCGATTGGGAGGGATTAAAAGCTAAAATTGATTACTATTTAATAGACGGAAAAGCCAGAGATAAAATACGCAAGGCTGGATTTAAAAGAGTTAAAGAAAACTATTTATATAAACATAGAGTAAAAGAATTTTTAAAAATATGGTCGGAGCTATTGTCTTAGCAACTTTTCAGGGACTTGGAATATTAGCAAAAGATTTCTTTGATAATGGAGTTGTTGATAAAGTGCTAATAAAACACCATAGTAGCCGAGAAAATCACCCTGAATGGTATGGAAATAAAGGAAAATGGCTAAGACCTGAGAATTATGAATGGTTTTTTAATGGGTTAGACACAGTTTTATACTTTGAAGAACCTTTTGAATGGAAACTGTTGATAGAAGCAAGAAATAGAGGGATAAAAAATGTTCTTTGTCCGATGTTCGAGTGCACTCGTTTCCCTTTTCCATACGAACCTGACCTGTTATTATGCCCGTCTTTGATAGAAATGGACTTATACAAAGGAAAAAACACTGTATTTGCTCAAATTCCTGTAAAAGAAGAGTGGAAACTACGAGAAAAGGCTAAAATATTCGTTCATAACGCTGGAAATGGTGGCTTAGGCGGTAGAAATGGCACAAAAGAGCTAATAGAAGCGATGAAATATGTTAAAAGTCCTATAAAGTTGATAATAAGAAGCCAGTCGGTTGATTTAAAGTGCGATGACCCACGAGTAGAGATAAGAAAAGGACAATTTGAACATAAAGATTTATACAACGAGGGTGATATATTCATTTTTCCTGAAAAGTTTAATGGCTTATCCTTGCCGATACAGGAAGCGTATGCAAGCGGAATGCCTATAATGTCTACTAATAGATATCCGTTTAATACCTGGTTGCCGAATGAATTATTGATACCAACAATAGGATATAAAAAAGAAACGATAGCCGTAGAGTTTGATAGTGCGATAATTGACCCGAAAGACATAGCAGAAACCATTGACCGCTGGTATGACAAAGATATAACTAAATACTCTTTAATGGGTAAAGAGTGGGGAGAGAAAAATAATTGGTCTAATCTAAAAAATGTATATGAGAAATATCTACAAAAGTAATGTATGTGTTATCGGAGGAGCTGGGTTTTTGGGAACTCATTTAGTCAATCATCTTATTGAAGATAGGGAATGTAATGTAGTGGTGATTGACAACCTGATTACAGGTCAAAAGAAATGGGTTAATCCGAAAGCAAAGTTTGTCTGGCACGATATAACGCAGTCAGAAGGTTCTTTAAAAAAGATATTTGAGCAGAATAAAATTGAGTATGTGTTTAATTATGCCGCTGAACCGTATATCCCTGTTAGTTTTGAAAGACCTTTACACGTTTTTGATATAAACGCCAGGGGTGCTTTAATGGTATTAAACGCAGCACAAGAAGCTGGAGTAAAAGGTATTTTACAGGTTAGTAGTGCCGAAATATACGGTAATTTAGACGGTAAGATTAAAGAAACTGACCAAGCAATTCCGCATTCTACTTATGGGGTATCTAAGTTAGCCATTGACTCTCTGATACAAGCCAGATGGCGTGAAGCCAAGACACCAGCTATTGCAATGCGACAATTTAATTGCGTTGGAGAAAGAGAAACACACGAGTATATTATTCCTGTGATTATAGAGCAAGCAAGTAAAGGAAATGAAATTAAGTTAGGCAATAATTCTTTTAGAGATTTTCAATACGCTGGCGATGCAGTCAAAATGGCGGTTGAACTTTTAGAAAAAGGTGAGTTTGGTGAAGTTTATAATATGGGTAGTGAAGAAGGAATTAAAATGTATGACCTCGCTGTTTTAATAGGTAAGTTAATGGGTAAAGATGTAACAGTAATTGAAGATGAAAGCCGAAAACGACCTTGGGAGATTTGGCACTTGCAATCTGATAATACTAAACTTTATTCCATAATTGAAACAAGACCACAGGTTAATTTAGAGGAAGCATTAAAACGAACTATAAAAGACTATGAAGAAAACGGTTGGTGTTATAAATAAATTAGAGAAAGAATACGCAAAGTTTTGTGGCAAGAAATATGCCATAGCTGTTAATAGTGGAACTTCTGCCTTGCATCTTGCCTTAATTGCTATGGGAGTTAAGAAAGGTGATGAAGTAATAGTGCCTGATTTTACAATGGCGGCTTGTGGATTTGCAGTAAACTATTGTGGGGCAAAAGTTGTTACCGTTGATTGTAAAGATGATTTGACTATTGACGAAACTTTAATTGAAGAAAAGATAACAAAGAAAACTAAAGCTATTATGCCAGTTCATATTTACGGAAGATTGTGCAATATGAAAGCAATAAACAAAATATCCAAGAAACATAAATTAAAAGTTATTGAAGATGCTTGTGAAGCACAAGGAGCTGATACGGGACACGCTGATATAACCTGTTATTCTCTTTATAAGAACAAAATTATAGCTGGTGAAGAAGGTGGAATTGTAACAACCAATAGTAAGAAAGTTTATGATTTGATACAGGATTTGAAATGTATGGCGTTTGGTAAAAAACACAATTATTTTCACAAAGTAATAGGATACAATTATAGAATAACAGAAAGTTCGGCAAAAAAGGCGTTGGAAAGTTTAAGAAATGTTAAAAATAATTTAAAAAAAAGACGAGAAATGGAAAGAAGTCTTGATTGCCAAATACCAACTAACTGGAAAATGCCTAAAAGAGAAGTTGTCTGGGTTTATGATTTGATACCGCCCAAAGATGTGGTTTTTGAAGGAGATATAAGAGAATTTTTTAAACCTTTATCTACAATGCCTATGTTTAAACAAAAAGTAGGTAAAAAAGCTAAGTTTTATGGAGATAGAGGTATTTACATAAATGTAAGAGTATGAAATCACTAATAATCGGAGCAGGAGAAGTCGGCAAAGGACTTCACAAAGTAATAGGGGGAAAAATAATGGACAGAGAAATGGTTAAAGGACAGTTTGACATAATCCATATTTGTTTTCCTTATTCAAAAGACTTTACCTTACAAGTAACCAAATACCAACTCCAATACAAACCAAAACTAACAGTTATTCACTCAACCGTTCCTGTCGGAACTTCAAAGAAACTCGGTGCTATTCATAGCCCTATAAGAGGAGTGCATCCTAACTTAGCAAAAGGAATTAAAACCTTTGTAAAATATGTCGGCGGAGTTGGTGCTGAAATGGTAGCTAAGATTTTCAAAGATAAAGGTATGAAAGTTAGAGTAGTTAAAGACAGCAATACAACCGAAGCTCTTAAACTGTTAGATACCTTTCAATACGGAGTTCAAATATGGCTTAATAAATTTATTTATAATGTTTGTAAAAAACACGATTTAGATTTTGATATTATCTATAAGGACGGAAATAAAACCTATAATGAAGGATACACAGAACTTGGAAGAGAAGAAGTTGTTAGACCATATTTGAATTATTATGACGAACCTTTAAAAGGTCATTGTATATTGGAAAATGCTGTTCAACTTTGGGAAATGAGTGGAGATGATGAGGAAATTAAACATTTGGTGGAACATATTTTATCAATGGGAAAACATTTAGAAACTATTGGAAGTAAAAAACCTTATTTAGATAGAACTTGGCTATATTGCGAGTATTGGGGTAAGGGTAGAAGTTTAAAAGATATAGGAAAAGAATTTGGTGTTACTGGTGAAAATATAGGAGGAATAATGAAAAGACTTGGAATAAAAACAAGAGATAAAAAATGGACTGAAAAAGAAATAGAAAGTCTTAAAAAACTTTCTAAAACGATGACATTTAAAGAAATTGCGAAAGAACTTGGTAAAACTCACGATGCGGTTAGAACGGAAGCAATCAAACTTGGTTTAAAAAGTATTTATAAACCATCAGAAGAAACTAAAAAATTAAAAACAAGAAAAAAATTAGTAGCACTTTACAGGGTATAACACAAAAAGCGTGGGGTGGATTTAAAGAAAGTATAAATTCATTAGTTAGAAAATCTGTTTATTACCAAAATTGGAGAAAATCAGTATTTGAAAGAGATGATTATACTTGCCAAAAATGTAATAAAAAAGGTAGTTATTTACACGCTCACCACATTAAACAATTTTCTAAATATCCTGAACTAAGATTTAATATAGATAACGGCATTACTTTATGTAAAGATTGCCACATAAAAATACATAAAAAATAATCATATGGTTTTTAACGACACAACAACACTTTTAGGGATTATACAACAGTGTGAAAACTACTGTAATTTAGGCAGAACAGGTATTAGCGGAAATGCTAACCTCTTAAAAGAGTTCACAGGATATGCAAATAAAGCCAACAGAGATGCTTGGCAAGTTATTTTTAACGCTTATGGAGGTTGGCAATATGACGACTCAAATTATACTGATTTGCCTATCGCCACAACTGCTTTGGTAAGTGGAACAGGAGTTTATGCAATGCCTACTGGAACTTTGACAGTTAGAGGAATTGAAGTTTTAGACGAAGGAAATGTATGGACTAAACTTGAACCTATAACAGACGAACAAATAAGAGATAGAATAGCAGAGGGAGAATTTATGAAAGAAGATGGAAGCCCGAGATATTATAAATTGATAAACGAAACTATAAAACTATATCCAGCCCCTGATTATTCTCAAAATGCTTCTTTGAAAGTTTATTATGATAGAGGTTCAGTTAATTTTGCAAATACTGACACGACAAAAACACCTGGATTTGTTAGCGAGTTTCACGATGTCATTCCTTTGGGAGCTTCTATTACTTATTGGATGTCTAAACCACAAGGAAACGATGCTTACAATAAGCTATCAGTAGAATATCAAAGAATAATGGAAAATCTTAAAAAATATTATTCTCAAAAATTTCACCAACAATTTCCTCCACGGATAACTGTTCGTGATAGTATGAGAGATTACATATAATATGAGTTATTCTAATGAAACCAAACCTACTACTCAAAATACTTATCTTTTAATGGAAGATGGTTTTTATTTACTTCAAGAAGATGGTTCAAAAATAGTGCTGACTTACGGAATTGATTATACTAACACAACTAAACCAACAGGTTCTTATACTAACACAACTAAACCTTCTTAATATGGTTTCAATAGCAATGATAGTCAAAAATGAAGAGTCTTGCTTAGAGAAATGTTTGGAAAGTGTAAAAGATTTTGATGAGATTGTTATTGTTGATACAGGTTCAACTGACAAAACAAAGGAAATAGCTAAAAGATATACAGATAAGATTTATGATTTTGAATGGTGCGATGATTTTGCTAAGGCACGAAACTTTGCCAATAGTAAATGCACAGGCAAATGGATACTTGCTATGGATGCAGACCACGAACTTATAAGCACAAAAGAAGAGGTTGAAGCTGAAACTGAAAGATTAAAAGACCACGATATAGTATTTGTAAAGTATTGGTCGCACTTACGGGAAATATTGTATAAAAATAAAGAAGATATTTATTGGGTTGGTGCGGTTCACGAAAACTTAAACAAACCTGCTACTGCTACCTCTACGATTAAAAAGAATGTCGGATATAGCAAAGCACACGATTTAGACCCTGATAGAAACTTACGAATATTATTAAAAAGTGAAAAAACTCAAAGAGTAATGTTTTACTTGGGCAGAGAATACTTTGAAAAAAAGAAATATGATGAGTCAATTAAATGGATGTCTGAATACTTGCCAAAAGCCACCTGGAGTCAAGAAATAGCCGAAGCGTATATAACGATAGCTAAATGTCATTGGTTCTCAAACAGGGGTATACAGGCAAGAGAAGCGTGTTTGAAAGCTATTGGAACTAATCCTGATTTCAAAGAAGCACTTAACTTAATGTCTACAATGACTTACGAACCATTAAAAACTAAATGGAAAAAATTGGCTGACAATGCCACTAACAAAGATGTATTATTTATAAGATAATTTTATGAGTGACAAAAAAATATCGGAACTTACATTAAGCACTCCAAATGATGATGATGTGATTCCTTTTACTGATGTTGGAGAGTCAGTAACTTACAAAGCCCTAAAAAGCACTTTAAAAGGTGCCACAGGGGCAACAGGACCAACTGGCGGAACTGGACCCACTGGCTCCACAGGACCGACAGGACCCACTGGCTCAACAGGCGGAACAGGTTCTACGGGTCCCACTGGTCCGACAGGTCCTACTGGTCCGGCAGGGTCTGAGGGTGCTACGGGGGCAA